ATGATCGATTGGAACGAGATTCGCGAAGAGTACCTGTGCGGAGGCATCACTCAGGGTGCACTTGCCAAGCAGTACGGCGTGCCGGCAGGCTCTGTGCGACGCAGGGCAGCCGCCGAGGGCTGGACCGAAATGCGCAAAGCAAGGCAGCAGAGCGGCATGCAGGAGGATCCCGCTGCTGTTTCTTCACGCATACAGCGTCAGCTGGCGCTCACCGACCGGATGATCGACATCATCGCTAAGGCGCTGGAGGACGAGGATGAGCTGTACCGTCATACCGAGTTTGCCAAATCCACCTCCGGCTCCGGCTTTTTCTGTGAGCGCCTGCAGGCCATTGACGAAGAACGCGCCGCACGCATGGTCAGGCTGATGGGTGAGCTGTTTGAACAGCAGCGAATCATTCTGGGCATCCATGAATACAAGGACGAGCTGACCGCAGCCAAACTGGAGCAGGACGAGCGGCTGACCATGAGCAAGCTGCAGCAGCAGTCCGTCCTTGCCGAACGCCAGAGCAGCATTGCCGAGCGCAAGCTGGAGCTGGAACTGTTCAAGCTGGAGGGTTCCTCCTTTGATACCGATCCTGCTGCGGACGGCTTTCTTGCCGCTCTGGGACTGACAGAGGATGTGATCGCCTATGAGCAGCAGCCTTGAGCAGCGACTGTCCCGGCTAAAAAAACAGCGCAAGGTTCACTCCGGCTCCTTTCGCTTCTGTCCTTTTTCCGCCCGGCAGAAGCTGATACTGGGATGGTGGCGTCCCGGCTCCCTCACCAGCGGATACGACGGTGTGATTGCCGACGGGGCTGTCCGCTCGGGCAAGACTCTTGCCATGGCGCTGGGTTACGTGCTGTGGGCGATGAATTCCTTTGACGGGGAAAATTTCGCCATCTGCGGAAAGACGCTGGGCTCGGTGGAGCGCAACATACTTGTCTGGCTGCGGCAGACCCTGCCCGGCAGGGGCTACACCGTCACCGAGCAGCGCTCCCGTCATGTTATGACCGTCAGCCGAGGAAACCGCAGCAACCGCTTCTACTGCTTCGGCGGCAAGGACGAAGCCTCTCAGGATCTCATTCAGGGCATGACCCTTGCCGGGGTGCTCTTTGACGAGGCGGCGCTGATGCCCGAATCCTTTGTCAGTCAGGCCACCGCCCGCTGCTCGGTTGCCGGGTCAAAGTGGTGGTTCAACTGCAACCCTGCCGGACCCTATCACTGGTTCAAGCGCAGCTGGCTGGATGTAGCAAAGGAAAAGAATCTCCTGCACATCCACTTTACCATGCAGGATAACCTTTCCCTGACCGACGACATACGCAGGCGATACGAAAACATGTACACCGGCGTTTTCTACCGGCGGTACATACTGGGTGAATGGTGCGCCGCAGAGGGACTTGTTTACCCCATGTTCGAGCCGGACTGCCATGTGGGCGAGCCGGCAGGAAATGCCGAACGATGGTTTCTTTCCTGCGACTACGGAACACACAACCCCTTTGCGCTGGGGCTGTTCTCTGTGCGTACTGACAAGGACGGAGTTCATTACTGCCTTGAGCGGGAATTCTATCACGACGGACGCAGGCACGGCCAGATGACCGACGCCCAGTATGCCGATCACACTCAGCTGCTCATAGGTCAGCTGCCCATAAGTCACATTATTGTTGACCCCTCGGCTTCTTCCTTTATTGCCGAACTGAGGCAAAGGGGCTTCAAGGTCATAAAAGCCGCCAACGACGTTCTGGAAGGCATTCGCTGTGTAGCCGACGCGCTGACAGAGGGACGGCTTCTGATACGTCCCTGCTGCACCGGCACACTCAGGGAATTTTCCTCCTACGTATGGGATGACACCGCCGCCGGACATGGCGAGGACAAGCCGGTCAAGCAGAACGACCACGCAATGGATATGATACGCTACGCCCTTTTCACCGACCGGCGCACAAGCACTCGCAGCAGCCGCTATTCGGGCAAGGGCAGACAGACATAAAAAGGAGCTGAGATTATGGCACTCAACGAGCTTATCAGCGCCGAGCTTTCCGGACTTTACGGGCAGAAGGTGCTGGAGGATATGGGGCATATCATCGCCCTGTACGATTTTTATGAGGGACGCGGTCAGGACTGGGCCACAGCCACCGACCTGGATTACCGCCCCACCAAGGTTATTACAAATCTGTGCAAAAAGCTTATAGGCCGCGAGTCGCGGTTCATGTTCGGCCGCACTCCGGAGATAAAGATACGCACCCGCGAGGGCGAGCCGCTGGACGACTGCACCATCGCTCTCAATTCGGTGCTGGCCGACAATTCCTTTTCTGAGCGCCTGCTCAAGGGACTGCGCGACTGCCTCATAGGCAAACGTGTGGCCATCAAGCTCAGCGGCGGCATCGACCAGCCCATCGGCGTGCAGATAAGACCCTCTCTCGAGTTCGTGTATGAGCCCATGGAGGACGACGCCGACAAGCTGAAGAAGATCATTTTCTTCTACCGCACCAACGATTGCATAAAGGCTGCCGACCAGCGAATATGGCGGCAAAAATATGAGATGCACGGAAACCGCTGCTTTGTGACCGAGGGGCTTTACAACGGTCGCGGTGAGCTTGTGGAGGGCGGCGAGTGCGTCAACACCGGCCTTGACTTCATCCCCTGCCGGGTGATCATCAACGACGGTCTGACCGGCGACCTCTGCGGAAAAAGTGACGTGGAGGAGGTCATGGACGGACAGATGGCCTACAACCGCATGAAATCCGACGACCTTGACGCCCTGCGCTTCAATATGTTCCCCCAGCGTGTGGCTGTGGATGCCGACGGAAGCTCCCTTGAGAGCATGGTCATCGCACCCGGCTCGCTCATTGACCTGATGACCGACCCCGCCCGGGGAGACGACGGACGACAGGCCAGCCTGACCATGCTGGAATCCAAATTCGGATACAACGAGCGCTTTGAAAACGCCATGAACCGCATCAAGCAGGACATGCATGAGCTGCTGGGTGTTCCCAACGTATCTCTTGAGCAGCTCAAGGGCTTTGCCCAGTCGGGCGTGGCCATCCGCGCACTTTACTGGGAGCTTGAGGAACGCTGTGAGGAACGATGGGCGGTGTGGGGACCGGCTCTTGAGTGGATGAGCCGCTCCATCCTGCGCATGCTGTCGGTCTATGGTGAAAATGAATATCCCGAGGACATCAGTGTGCATATCGAGCACCTTTATCCCATTCTTGAAGACGAGCACAGCGAACGCGAGCTTGACCTGCGCGAGGTTGAAAGCGGTGTGCGCACGATTGACAGCTACCGCCGCAAGTGGGACTGCTGATCGTTTTACATACACAGGGAATCTGCCTTACCCGGAGGATGACCCGACTATAATTCCCGACTGTATCATACCAGCCGGAGACAGGCAGACTTTCCCCACGCACTATTCTATCGCCGACGGGCGTTAAACGGAGGTAACCATGAACGGAAAACGTGCAAAAAACGAGATCCGGAAATTCTTCAGACGGCTGCTGACGGCACCGCTGGCCATGTGTGCCGTGCTGGATGACGCCGACATGGACATTCTGATGGGTGCGGTGGACAAGCGCACCGCCCGGGCCGAGGCCGCCGTACTGCGCGATTACTTTGCCCAGCACGGCATCGAGGGCGAACAGGCTGAGCAGGCAGCGGAGGAATACCGTCAGAAAAGACGGGAGAGCCATCCCGGTGCCGAAGAGCTGGCCCAGCTTCGCCAGAGAGCCGAGCAGGCCGAGCAGAATGCCTTGGAGGCAAGCGTTTCAGCCGAAGCACGGGTTCAGCTTGCCCGTCTCGGTGTTCCCGAGCGCCACAGTGCAGATGTGATGCTGCTGGCTTCGAAGGAGCTGGAAGCCGCCCGAAACAACGGTGCTGACCCGGAGGCGGTGCGTCAGGCCCTTGAGGCTGTGGTCGCACGGCTGCCCGGACTGACCGAGCCGGTCGGCTCGCCGTCAGGCGCAACCGCCGGAGCACGGGGCAACTTTCCCCGGCAGGACGACGCGGCGCTGACCTACCAGCAGAGTCTGGACAGGGCACGTGCCGCCGGAGACAACGCTGCAGCTGTGAGTATCATCACCGCAGCGGCAGCCAAGGGCATCGCCCTGAGATGACAGGAGCCGACATTCCTATCATCTCAACACAAATGAAAGGATGATATCATGTCCAACATTTCCGGAAGCGGTACCGTGTGGAATCTGCCCAATTATGCAGGTCAGATATACAGCTCCACACCTGCCCAGACCCCCTTTCTCAACCTGATCGCCGCCAAGGCGGTCAAGACCGACAACTTCCAGTTCCCCACCGGAGTGGAATACTCCCATGAGGCTGCTGTCCAGCCGTCCATCACCGAGACTGCGTCCCTGACCGCGCCTGCCGCCATCAGCTATGTTCGCTCTCAGGAGACCAACGTGACCCAGATTTTCCAGGAGAAGATCAGCGTCAGCTACGCCCGAATGGCCAGCGCTGGACGATTTGCCGGAGTTTCCGACAGCTTCAGCGCAGCCCAGACCCCCGGCGAGCTGGAATTCCAGACCGCCCGTGCCCTTGAGAAGATGGCACGTGACATTGAGTATACCTTCATCAACGGTACATATCAGCTGTCCACCGGCGCCGATGTTGCCAACCGAACCAGAGGTATTCTCGAAGCCTGTCTCACCGCCGAGGACGCTGACGACGCTCCTCTGACCCGCGCCATGCTCAACGGCGTTCTGGCAAAGGCCTACGCCGCAGGTGCCACCTTCTCCGACACCGTACTTCTGTGCGGTGCGGCTGTCAAGCAGGCTCTGACCGATGCCTATTCCTCTCAGTGGGGCTTCTCCGCCCCGCCCACCCGCGAGGTCGGCGGCATGAACATCATGCAGATCGAAACCGACTTTGGTCTGCTTTCCGTTGTGCTCAGCCGTTTTGTGCCTGCAGGCACACTCATCGGCGCGGACATCTCCTGCTGCCGTCCTGTGGAGCAGGAGGTTCCCGGCAAGGGCAACTTCTTCCGCGAGGCTCTTTCCAAGACCGGTGCGGCTGAGGAATACCAGATCTTCGGTCAGCTTGGTCTTGATCATGGTCCCGGCTGGAAGCACTTCAAGATCACCGGCATCGGTGAGGGCGAATCCAGAACTCCTGTTCTCGTCGCCAACGCATAACAGCATAGCGATTTTCTTCATTTTTCCTCTTGATATATGACCGTTCCGGGCGGCTTGCGGCCGACGGGTGACCACACATTTTTATTATTCCGCACGCCGGGGTCAGCCAGCCGCCGGAGGGTCATATATCACAATCAGAAAAGGAGGCGCATTTTATGGATAAACCAATGAGCACGGACATACTCCGTGCCATGCTGTCCCAGCCGGGCGAATGCGAGTGCTGCCCGCTGAGCGAAACCACCCTGCTGTGGCTGCTTTCCCGCTACGACAGCTACGAGCAGGCCGCCTATCAGGCGTGCGTGATGCTCTCGCAGGACTGCGCCATGCGCATGAGCGACGGCACCACCGCGCCCTCCCAGAGCCGCTACTGGCTCAATCTCGCGCTGACCTTCCGACCCAGCCGCGGCGGTATCGTGGGCCGTGCGGATGAACGCAGCAGAAAGGATGGTGCATCATGAGCAGATGTCAGAAAGCCGGACGCCCCGGCTGTCGCGGCAGGCTGTGCCGTGCGGCGCATGCTTCGCTGAGACGGCTGCCGACTGTCCGATATCCTGCCGGTGATGACGGCCGTCCTGACACCGCTGCCCAGCCCACAAACGGATGGGTGTGCGGGCTTTTATCTTACCGTCACGCCGGGAACGCCGCGCTGGACATTCCCGGTCATTCGGGCGGGCAGCGTGCAATGTGGCTCATCGCCGCTGCCGGAAGTCTTGAACCGGCAGTTATGGTCGGTGACTGCATCACCGCCAATAAAAAAACATACATTGTCAGTTCGGTCACTCAGGCCGATCAGCTGACCGCCGAACTGATCCCTGCGGAGGAGGTGGCCTGATGGCTCTTGAGATCGACGTTTCCGGCGTAGTGGATTTTATTGCCGGTTACCTTGAATCACTGCCCGGCCGGATGGCCATCGGTGCCGCTTCGGTTGCCGGGCAGATGGAGGCCTACGCCAAGCAGAACGCTCCATGGACCGACCGCACCGGCAACGCCCGGCGCACCCTTTCCGGATTTGTTGTGTCGGATGATGCCGGTTCGCTCCTTATCGGTGTAGCCGGACACATGCCATACTCCCCCAAGCTTGAGCTGTTCTACGGCGGACGCTATTCCATCCTTGCACCCACGGTGGATGTCTACGCCCCCACTATACTCAGCGCTGCTGTCAGCGCCGCCATGTCATTCGGGAGGAACGGATCTTGAACATAACCCAACAGATCATCGACCGCCTGCGCGATGCAGGCATTGCTGCCTTTATGCCCGGCGTACACGAGGGCGTATGCATCCGGCCCTACTGCGTGGTGCAGCTTTGCTCGGGTACTCTGAGCACTCCAAGAGGCGGATGCGTCCGTTATCGGATGCATCTGTACGTTCCTGCTGCCTGCCCGGAGAAGCTGGACGAGCTTGCCCAATCGGTGCGCGACGCCCTGAAGCCGATGGAAAAGGACAGCAGGCTGCGTCTGGCCGAACCCAGAGGTGCGGTCGTTACGGACGACACGTTCCGTGCTGCATGCAGCTGGATCGATTATGTCTCGTACTATTGCGAGAGATGAAAGGACGAACAATATGAGAGCTTTTAACAGCAACACCATAGTCAACATCGTGCGTGCCGAGGTTACCACCGCCGAGGACCAGCCCCGCGTCCTCAGCTTTGATACGGTCACCGCTGCCGAGCCCGAGCCGGTCATAAGCGAGGGCGAAGAGAGCGAGCTGCGCGTACGCAACACCATTCTTGCCCAGGACTGTCTCGAGGACATTCTCAAGGGCTATGACATCACCCTGAAGGATTGTGTGCTTTCGGCTTCTCTCATGGAGCTGATCGACGGCGGAACCACCATATCCGCCGGCGACACCGCCTTTGCCGGTTATCGTTCTCCGGTTGCCGGCATGACCTCCGAGCGCACACGCTTTACCCTGCGCCTTTACACCGAGGAAAAGGATTACAGCGGTCAGGCCGTGGGCTACTTCCGATTCAGCTTTCCCAACTGCGTGGGTACACCTGCCAAGTTTGAGTTTGAAAACGGCACTTTTACCACCCCGGAGTACACCGTGCGCTCCCGTCCTGCCGCAGGCAGCAGCGCTCTGACCATTGAGACGCTTGACACTCTGCCTGTCTACTGTGCCGCCCAGAGCGACGTGCCTGCCGCCCCCTCTGCCGGTGACTGCGTGACTGCCACCGCCGCAATAGCACTCGGAGATATCTCTCTGAGTGCCGGACAGACCGCCTACTACAACGGTTCGAACTGGGCAGTCATCGCCTGATGAGCAGCGATCAGAGAGGTAATACCTATCATGGATAAGTATAATTCCTTTTCCCGGGTACAGCTGCCCGGCTGGGACGATGAGCACCCATTTGAGGTGGTGCTCAGACGTCCTTCCCTGCTGACCATGGCCGCCGAGGGCTCCATTCCCAACGAGCTTATCGGCGCTGCCCAGAAGCTTTTCAGCGAGGGATACGACTCCGCGCTGCCCCTCGACCAGCTCGGACGGCTGCTCAGGCGCATCGCTGCCGAGGCTATGGTTGAGCCTACCCTTGAGCAGCTGGAGGCCGATGGCTGCCGTCTGACCGACATGCAGCTGGCCGCCATCTACAACTTTTCGCAGGCGGGGGTTCGCGCTCTGGAACCCTTTCGTCAGGGGTGAGCTGCTGCTCAGCCTGCTGGGCATGAGCAAGCGATACCGCCAGCGCCCCAGCCGCCTTGTGGGCGTGGATGATCCTTACGCCGCCTACTGTCTTGATGAGGCCTGCATGTACATACAATGCCGCATCGAGGCGGACGGGCGGCTTCCCCGCTCACTTGAGCGGCTGTCCGAGCCGCGCAGCAACACCGACGCGGTGCTCGGAATGATTAACACAAAAGGAGTGGAGCATCATGATTATCGCCGGAACAGTATCGGCATATCTGACGCTGTCCATTGAAGAATTCAGCAGCAATCTGCAGTCGGCCATGGCCATGCTGGGGCAGTTTTCCTCCGCCGGAATGCTTGCCGCACCGGGCATTGCCTCCATAGAGGGGGCATGCTCGTCTGCGGCATCCTCCATGTCCGTTCTGCGTTCTGCGGCGGCGACCTGCGCCTCGGCTTTTTCTTCATCCAGCGGAGCGGTAAGCACCGCATCCCAGCAGATGAACTCCGCGGTTCGCTCGGCCTTCAACGCCGCCGCATCAGTCGTCTCCGCCGCCGGACTGACCATGTCCTCTTCGGCAGGCTCAAGTGCCTCGGCAACCTCGACGGCCTTTTCCAACGCTGCGCTGAGTACCCGATCCTCCGCCGCCAGCATTTCGGCCTCCATGACCACCGCTGCGCTCAACTCAGCCTCGAGCATGACTTCGGTAGCCTCGAGCGTCAATGTTCTGGCCGGAGCACAGCCCACCGCAGCCGCGCTTTCAAACGGCATCTGCACCGGCATCCTTACCCCCATGCAGGCACTCAGCACCTCCACCACCGCAGCAGGTGCTGCCGCCGGTGACGGTCTTGCCTCCGGACTTCAGTCCAAGCGCTCGTCCATTATGGATGTCGCCACCAGCATTGCCAACGCGGCTCGTGCCGCCATTCAGGCTGCCCTTCAGATCGCATCGCCCTCAAAGGTCATGCGTCGGATGGGTGTTTACACCGTGGAGGGTCTTGCTCTGGGCATGGAGGACATGCTTCCCCGGGTGGCCGGCAGCGCAGCAGCCGTGGCAAGAGCCGTTGCCAGCGGCGCATCGGCGCCCCTGTCCGCTCCCGGTATCAGGAGCTTTGACAGTCCGGCTGCGGCACCGGCTGCCGCTCATTCCTCCCTCAGTCCGGAAGCTCAGCCCAGTATAAACGCCCTTGCCGAGCGGATGGATCGCCTGCTGGATTATCTTTACGACACCGAGCCGGTGCTGCGTCTGGACGGGCGCACCTTCGGCCGCATGGTTCGTGAATACGCATGATGAAAGGATGGTTTTCATGCCGGGCCTGCTGCCCTACACCATGTATTACGAAAACTCGCGCGGGGATGTGCTCCGGCTGGACGAGCCGCCCTGCATTGTCACCTCCTGCAGTCTGTTTGACAGCTCGTGGAAGCTGACCCGTGCCCAGCGCCCTCTGGGCGAGGGCGGCAGTCTGCTGGCACGCAAGCGTCCGGGAGACGAGCGCACCATGACCGTGCGTCTTGCCGCCGAAAATTCCGCTCTTCTTTCGGCGGCCATGGATCGCATGTCAGATATATTTGACTACGATGTGGTCAACTACACCTCGGGCAGACTGTGGGTGAACGGCTCCTATCTGCGCTGCTGGTGCTCCGGCAGGGCACGGGAGCTTTCCTGCGACATAACCAATCAGGCCGAAATGACCGTCACCGTATTTCCCGAGCAGCCGGCCTGGTGCACAGAAACATCATACCGCATTGCGCCGGGCAGCACCTCGGCGGACAGCGGCGGACACAGCTACCCCTATAGCTATCCGTACCGCTACAGCAGCACGCGCAGTTCGGTCATCGTGAACAACTCACGCTTTTCGCCGTCGCCCATGCGTATCACCCTTTACGGCCCTGCCGCCGAACCAAGGGTGTATGTGAGCGGAATGTGCATCGGTGTCAACACACCTCTTCTTTCAGGAGAGCGCATTGTAATCGACCAGCAGAACAAGCTTATCACCAAGATACTCACCGACGGCAGCACGGTCAACTGCTTCGGCGACCGCATCAAGAACGGACAAACCTTCGAGTATGCCTCGCCCGGCTCCAACCCGGCGGCCATATACAGCGACACTCTCGGAGTTGACATCGTACTCATTGAGCAAAGGAGTGAGCCTGCATGGAGCTGTGTCTGATCCATGCTGACGGCAGCTTTCACGAGCTGTGTCAGATAACCGAATTCGACTCCTTTTCCGCCTCGGTCACGATTGACCCGGACAAGGACTGCGACTGGGAGCTGATAATGCCCGAGGGCGCGTGGAACAAGTGCCCCATCCACGCAGGGCACTATATATACATCGAAGGCAGCGAATGGGGCGGCCCGGTGGAACGTGTGCGTCACGTCAGCTCCGAGGCCCTTGTCAAGCTGAGCGGAATCTGCTGGCGCGGCCTTCTTCGCCGCAGGGTCATTGCCCCGGCCTCCGGTCAGACCCATGTTATCCTTGAGAAAATGGATGCCAATTCCGCCATAGCTTTTCTGCTCGACGGCTGGCGTGCCGATCTGTTCAGGGTTTCATCCGTGGACAGCGGACTTGTGTGCTCGGCCTCTCTGCGCTACGAGCCGCTGCTGGAGGCGCTGGATAACATACTGGGCGACACCGAAGGACGGCTGAGCGTGTGCTTTTCCGGCGGCACGGTCACGCTCAGCGCCGTTCCCTCCCGGGACATGTCCGAGCAGGTGGAGCTCTCTCAGGAATATGACGCTCAGCTCATTTCCGACAGCTCGGTGCGGCTGTACGACCATATCATCGCCCTTGGCCGGGGAGAAATGGAGGAGCGTCAGGTGGTCGAGCTGTGGCTCAACGACGACGACACCGTAACTGACGATCCCTCCGCCCTTTCTGACCGCTCCCGGTTCAGCACACTGCTGTACGACTATCCGGCGGTGGAAAGTCTTGAAGACCTGCAGCGGTCCGCACGGCGCAAGCTGCTGGATCAGGCAGGGCGGAGCTCCATGGAAATCGAAATGACCGACGACGTGGGGCTTGAACTGACCGACCGCGCCTCCGTGCGCGATGCCCTGACCGGCATGACCGCTTCCCTGCGGGTAATATCCCGCGACCTGACCGTTTCCCCGGCAGGAATCGTGCTGACCCATCATCTGGGAGAATAATTCTGCAAGGAGAATGACCATGTCATATAAAGCAATTACAATATATACGCCTGAAGGCTCCGAACCGCACATCGCCGCAGAGGACGACGCCTTTATCTACGACTCCATCTTTGCCTGCACCTCCGGACGGCTGGGAAACCTTGAGTGTGTGCGTGTGAACGACAACACAGTACGCCTTTCCGGAGGAGGTGCCGCAAACCACGGCTATATCCTGCGCGTTGCCGCCGGAAACACCCACGACCTGACCATTTCCAGCGGCGCTCAGGGAGTCAGCCGCCACGATCTGGTGGTGGCCCGCTTCACCCGTGGAGGCAGCAGCATGGCCGACATCCACGAATTTGCCGTGGTAGAGGGAGCCGCCGCCGTTAACCCCGTTGATCCCGAGCTGACTGAAAGCGATCTGCTGGTGTACGGCGACGTGAACGAGGTGGCCCTTTTCCGTGTGGTGATCAGCGAGCTGGTCATTGCTTCGGTGGAGCCTCTGGGACGCGATCTTGGCAACTCCGGTCTCAGTCTTTCCGCCGGAAAGCTTCAGCAGCCCCGAACCATCGAACTCACCGGAGACGCATCCGGCTCCGTGGCCTTTGACGGCAGCTCTGATGTCAGGCTGGACGCCTATGTTAACGGGCTGTGCGGCAGGACGGTGACCGTCTCGGCAACCGAGCCGGAAAATCCCGCCACAGGCGACCTGTGGATATCCTTCGGAGGCTGATCATGGGTATTTTCATTCGCGATAATGACAAATGGACGGAGATAAACGATTTTTCCCGATACGTGGGAGGCCAATGGCAGAGCGCGCAGCTCAGCAGATACAACGGCAGCCAATGGGAGCTGCTGTGGCCGATGCATTTTCCGTACACGGTTCAGTATTCTCTGTCCGGCTATGTCACCTATGCTCAGAAAGGCCTCGATCTGGTGACCTACAAATATCTTTCAGTGGGCTCAACAGGCGGTTGTTTCGGAGTTTACTACGACACGCTCATGTTCTTCCCTCTGGAGCAGATGAGGCAGGACATCGGCGGTGCGCTTTCCATCACAAACGCCAGTCTGACCCTGCACCGCCGCACCAACGACCAGGGTGAGGACAAGGCCTATATCACCCTCGGCAGCGCACTTTCCGGCATGACCGCCGAAGCTCCTGCCTCTTCATGGGATGTGGAATTTGATGAGCTGCTCAGCGAAACGGTTCTTTTTAACCGCGACCAGACCAAAACCTTTTCCTTTGACCCTCAGGGTATATGGGATATGATCAGCGGTGCCGCCGACTGCCTTTGTCTGCCCACCACCGCCGACAATGCGTCGGAGGGATATTCCTATGCAGACTTTTACCCCGAGGAGGCAGTACTGACCGTAAGCTACATCAAATAG